TTTATGTCCTTTTATGTCCCGTTTTATCCAATTTGTATGACTCTCGCCGCAAGTTGAACTTAGCGTTTAACCTCTGGAATAACTCATACAAATTGTAGTAGAGAAATATGTTTCTCAGTGATAATCAACAACAAAAAAGAGGTCTCTAAGTGAATTAGAAACCTCTCAATTAAAAATCTTTCGTGATTCCGCAGGAGTCACTAAGTGACCTCGTTGGGAACATAAGTGACTCGCTTGGGAACATGTATGTTTCTGTACATAAATTAGATAAACAGATTTGTAAAATCTGTGATTATCACTATTTTATGTAAGAAAGCGAATCTGGTATTACTCTTCTAAAAGTTCATTGAAAAAACAGAAAATATCAACGTGTAAGACACGTGTAAGACATTTTTGTTTGGGAACAACTCTTATTGATGAAGATAGGCGACTTGAAAAGGTCGCTATTATTATTATTTCATAGAACTTATATAAACCTAATGATTGTCGTCACAAGCTCATTGTCGAATTGTTTTGAAATGTTAATGAGTAGATAGATAGACCTTTTCTGTTGCAATTTGTGTACCCATGTTCGCTTTATGTTAAATATTTTTGCAGCTGTAAAGCAGATGGAACATAGTAAACGGAGCATTCTCAAATCACAAAAGAATCTCATTCGGTTATATCTGCAAAGTTACAAAAAGTGTTGGACATGGATAGATATACTTGCTATAAAAATGCGTGTTGTTATCTATGATTTTACCCGACGAGTGAATTCACTTCTTAACCTACAAAAAACAAGAGTCTTATGATTGAAGAAATCAAAAACATGCGAGCATGGGTACGTCGTGCCCGTGTAGGAGGTGAAGTGATTATTGGTCGCTTGCCACAAGGTAAAAAGTTACGCAGCATTCGTTGTGCAGCTAATGTAGTTAATGACGATTATCGTTTTGAAGGAAAAGATATTTTCGTTCATGTTCATTTTGATTGGACAACCCAGGTGCTTGTGGCTATTGCTACAACTGCCTCTGAATTAAAAGACCCGAACAATGCTGAAAAATGGAAAGAACAAATCCCTGACGCTTACGCCAGACGCGATTAAGCAGTTAGTGACTGATGCACATGAAACGATTTGGACAATTAGTTCTTTTGCAGAGACCATGTGTATGAGTAAAGATGCTGTCCGAATGCGCATACATCGCGGACAAATTCCAGCCAGAAAGGTGGGACACAGTTGGTACATACTGAAAAGTGAGTATCTAAAGTATCTCAAATCTTCAACTGAAAACTCTCTATAACTTATACTTCGCCCTGTCGTGTCGCTGTGAAGTGAGTGGACAGGGTTTTTTATTTCTCAAAAGTGAACAATGATACCAGACGATATAAAAGACCGCATATTGGAGGCTACAGATTTGGTGGCACTCGTTAGTCAGACGGTGCAGCTGAAGAAAAGTGGACCTCGCTATGTAGGTTGTTGCCCATTCCATGCGGAAAAGACGCCATCGTTCTATGTGTTTCCGCAAACAGGCACATTCAAATGCTTTGGCTGCGGTGAAGGAGGTGATGCCATTGCGTTTCTGATGAAGCGTGATGGACTTTCTTATGTGGAAGCAGTCAAGCAGTTGGGCAAACTGTGTGGCATAGAAGTGGCGGAGCAGGAGGAAGATCCCGAAATCAAGCAGAAACGCATGCACAAGGAGGCGCTGTTGGTGGCGAACGAACAGGTGGCGAAGTTCTATGTGGAGCAGTTTGCACTATCTAAAGAAGCGCAAAACTATGCTTTTGGACGTTGGGGCAAAGAGTACTGCACGCTCAAAGGCATTGGCTATGCTCCGAAGTCGGGCAAAGCTCTCGCAAGCTTGAATATCAAGCGCGAGTTTTTGAGTGAGTTGGGCTTGGTGAATAAAGGCGGCTATGACCAGTACCAAGACCGCGTGGTGATACCTATTCATGACCGCTATGGGCATGTGATAGGCTTCACCGCGCGATGCTTGGGTGACGAGCAACCCAAGTATAAGAATAGCGCAGATTCGATTTTGTTTCATAAGTCAAGAGTGCTGTTTGGCATGGAGGACGCTTGGAGACAAGCTGCCAAGACGGATAAGATGTTCCTCGTTGAAGGCGCACCCGATTGCATGCGCTTGCAAAGCATCGGGGTGCTGAACACGGTGGCTGCGCTGGGTTCTGCCTGGAATAAGGACCACTTTGCACTGATCAAGAAAAGTGCAAGCAAGGTATGTTTCTTGCCCGATGATGATCCGCCTAAAAGAGGAGAACATTTCGGGCATGGGGTGCAAGTGGTGTTTGAGGCAGGCAAATTGGCTATGGAGTGTGGCTTGTCGGTTTCCATCAAGGAAATACCCGACATGGAGAATGTGCACAAGCAGGATCCCGACACGTTCTATCAGAATATGAACGTGTTCCGCTCTGTGGAAGAGGTGGACTTTATTCTGTGGCGGGCGCAAAAGGCTTTCAGATTTGCGCAGACCACGGAAGAACAGCGTGTGGTGGTGCGCGAAATTGCGTATTTGCTGACATTGATTGACGACCCGACGGGCGTATCAATGTACGTTGATAAGTTGTCTGCCATTTCGGGCAAAAAGGGCTTTTGGAAGGAGGCTATCAATGCGGAGAAGAAACGCATCGAGGAGGAAGAGAAACGAGAACGAGGGGAGGCGGTGGACGACCTTTATAAACGTTTTGGCTTTTATGTGGAACAGGGCAAGTACTTCTCTATCACGGAGAAAGGAAATGTCTATGAGTGGTCAAACTTTACAATGGAACCGCTTTTTCATATTAAGGATAATCTCAATCCGAAACGTTTGTACATGCTGACAAACGAGCTACACATGAAGGTTTTGATTGAACTCAACCAAGAGGACTTGGTGAGCATTTCTAAGTTTAAGCAGAAGATCGAAGGGCAAGGCAACTTTATTTGGAAAGCTACGGAACGTGAGCTTACCAAACTCAAATCGTTTCTCTACGAGAAAACGGAAACGGCTTCGCAGATTAAACAGATGGGTTGGCAACGTGAGGGCTTTTATGCTTTTGGTAATGGGGTGTTCTTCAAGAATAAGTTTTACACAGCTGATGATTATGGCATTGTGCGATTGCCCGACTTGGGCAATTACTACTTGCCTTCTTCATCGAAGATTTACAAAGATGATGCCCGGCTTTTCACATTTGAAAAGCAGTTTGTACATCTCAACTACTCTTCCGTTACGCTGGAAGAGTTTACCACACAACTTTTCAAGGTGTTTGGCGATAATGGACGGATAGGCTTCGCGTTCTATCTCGCCACGCTCTTTCGTGATGTGGTCACAAATGCTTCGGCTGAGCATTGGTTCCCCATACTCAATCTCTTTGGTCCGAAAGGTAGTGGTAAGTCGGAGTTGGGGCATACGCTTTTATCGTTGTTCACGATAGCGTATAAAGCTCCCAATATCCAAAACTCAACAATCTCTGCCCTCAATGACACTGTGGCTGCTTCGGCAAATGCCTTAGCGCACATTGATGAGTATAAGAATGACCTGGATCCCAAGGTCATTGAGTTCTTGAAGGGTCTGTGGGACGGCACGGGACGTAGCCGTATGAACATGGATTTGGACAAAAAGAAGGAGGTGACAGCCGTAGACGCTGGCATCATTTTGTCAGGACAAGAGATGCCCACGGCTGATATTGCACTTTTTTCGCGATTGATATTCTTGCAGTTTCCGCGCAGTGAGTTTACACATGAAGAAAAGCATAACTACATGGAGTTGATGAAAATGCGTTCCAGGGGACTGACGCATCTCACCATAGAATTGCTCAAATACCGCAAGCGGTTTGAGCAAAACTATGCTTCCGTGTTTCGGGAGGTGCAGAAAGCTGTTAATGCGGAACTCAGCGGACAACGTTGTGAAGATCGTATTGTGAACAACTGGTGCGTGCCTTTGGCAGCACTTAAAGTATTGCAAGATGTGGTGCCCACCTTGCCATACGATACGCTTTTTCAAATCATCATCGAAGGCATTCGCAAACAAAGTGCGGAGTGTAAGACGAATGGCGAACTGGGCAGCTTTTGGAACACTGTGCAGTATCTGGCGAGTGAAGGCATACTGATAGACACGGGCGACTATACCATTAAGTATCTCACTTCGCTAAAAACAGATGCGGTGGATTGCAGTTGGGGAGTAGAGAAACCTATCCTGTATATGCAGACCACACGCGTTTTTAACCTGTACCGCAAGGAAGGTCGGCAGGCGGCTGAAAAGGTGCTGCCCATAGATGCACTGAAATACTACCTCGCTAACAATGCAGCTTACCTCGGAAAGAAGAATGTGCGTTTGTATGTATTCAAAAACGGGTATCAACAACTTGATTCGTTACGCAAGGACAAATCTGGCAATCCTGTGAAACTTACCAAAATCTATCTTTGTCTGACTTTTGACTACAAGAAACTCGTTGATCAGTTCGGCATAAACTTGGTCATTGGCAATGGGTCTGTGGAAGGTGCGGACGAGTAACAGATAAATCTTTTGCATTGCATTTGAAGCATTGGAGGGACATTCACCCCGCTCCAGTGCTTTTTGTTTTTCTTTAGCGGTACATAGCCCCCGCAGAAGGCGTAGTCCGACATGAACGTCCCTTGCAAGACAAAATCGGAGTAAAACTCACCCATCATCTTGCCCAAATCGTAGCACGGAAGAAAGTATCGGCAAATCCTCCTCCATGTCGAACTTTCCCATATCCGTGATTTTGGGCGAAAAATGCCAATAACATCCATAACATCAATAACACCCCTCATTATCAGTCACTTTGCTGTATATTCTTGTTATAACTCATGATAACTTCCAATAACATCATCTATTTACCATTCTTTGGGGAAGCCTTGGAAATCAAGGACATTGGTGGCATCTTCCTCGTCATCGCTTCACAGGGCAGTTTATTGAACACTTCATAACTATCGAACATACCCAGCTCTTTTCAGCCATGCACCATCGGCATTGTAGCACTTCTTGTACGTGCGAGTTATAGGCTGCTTGAACCCAAAGGCATTCAGTCGGTATGGCTATTGTTCTTGGGTGCGCTCTGCCGAACCTACTTCCAACGCTTGGGGCTTTTGTGGTGTTGTGTCCATTTCTTGATTTGAATGTTTACCCGTGACGGCCTACGGGCGGAGAGATTTTTCCTGATGCAAAGGTAATGCGAGCGTGAACGGACAAGTACCGCGTTGCTATGGCTGCACAAAAAATCCGACAACTTTCCTTCTTTTTTCTCGTGCCTCACAAAAAAGAGGTATTTCAGATTTTTTCTTTGCCATTACTTGCTCCTGTGTTCACTTCCTCTCGCATTCTTTTCGCATCGTAAAAAGTCCTCACCCGGAGGACATCACTTAAAGTTTCACATTCAAATTCTATCAAGAAATGGACACTACAAACACCACATCAGCCCTTCAAGCATTGGCAGTAGGCTCAGCAGAGCGCGAAGAAAAATTAAAGCCTTACCTCGTTGAACGTCTTTGGGATCAAGCCGCTATCTATTGTGGCACGTACAAAAAGTACAACAATGGCTCACTCGATGGTGCCTGGCTGGAGCTGGATATGTTCGACAGCTACGAAGAGTTCCTTGAAATATGCGCCCTGTTACACGATGACGAGGAAGATCCCGAGTTCATGTTTCAAGATTTCCAAGGCTTCCCCAGAGAATGGTACGATGAAAGCGGTTTGGCAGAATCATTCGACAACATCATGGAATACAGCAAATTGACCGATGATGAGCGCGAGATATTTGATGCCTATTATGAATGGTCTGGCAATGCGGATTTCGCCCACTATAAAGATCACTACATGGGCAAGTTCGACACAGAGGAAGATTTTGCCGAGTACATCGTCAGTGAGTGCTACGATTTGGACAATATGATGGGCGAGCTTTCTTTTTACTTCGATTACACGCGATATGCAAGGGATTTGTTCATGTCGGACTATGCCTTCTGCGATGGCTACGTGTTCTCTAACTATTAAAACAACAAGCATTGGAGCGGGGCGAAAGTCCCGTTCCATTAAACTTTCAAATACAATGCAAAAGATTTATCAGTTACTTGATGCGCTCCAATTTACAGGGGCAGACAACAGCCAATGGTATTTCGTTAATGTCAGCGCAATGTTCGGTACGGATTTCGATGAAGCCGAAGTACTTGAACACTATTTCGGTAAGGGGAGAATTGCCGATGGGTCGGTGGTTGGCGCACGCTACTTTGCCGTATGGAAGAATACCGATTTGTATGAATACTTGTCAGAACACACATTCCTCTGTCCGAGTTGTTCCTACATTCAAGAAGATGGCGATGTAGTTTTTCTATATTGTATCTAAGGGCAGCACCTTTTGAGCCAAGGAGAAATTCTTGGCTCTCCTATTGGAATGTGATGTATATCTGTCTATTAAAAATATTTACAATGCTGTGAAGGGACTTTTATTTCGTTGGGCTTCTTTGTATCTTTGTATCGCTTTCCAACAAAACCTTTGTACTCCATGAGTGACTATCTTGTCTACATAAAAATGCCATCGTATTTGCGCCAATGGTTCGTGAACCGTCATAGCGGTTCCGAGCCAGTGGTGCTCAGGAAAGGTAGCATAGAATCGAAGTTGATAAAGTTGGCACAAAGCCGCCAACCCGATGACTTCTTTCCTCCGCTTCAAAAGGAGGACGAGGTGGCTATTTGCATTCCTTACTCCAAGGCACGCGACCCACGTACCTACAACTATATCTCTCCCACGGGCAAGAAGGCATTGCTTGATAACATCAAGAATGCTTTTGCCGTGGATTGCTGGAACTTCCTGCACGACTTCGGGCATATCGGTCAGCAACAAAAGGAACTGATTTATTTGTATATGGAGCAAAGGGGCATCAAGGAGGACGGCACTTGTTGGGACAGCATTGCGAAGGCTTATCAGCGACTTCGCAAAAACTACCTCTCAAGCGAGAGTAGAAAAAGAACCCGACAACAGCAAGCTGAAAAGTCACAAGCAGAAAGCCAAGAGTTTGTAGAACATAATTGTTAATACCGAAGTTAGACATGAACAGATTGCCGGGTATCAGCCATATTGCATACGTATCGGCTGAAGCTCTCACACCGCACATCACCTTGCAGGCGATAGCGAAGGTGCCAGTGGGCATCTTTGCTCGGCTTTCTTTTATTCCGTTCAACAAGCGCACTGCGCTTTGTGAAACGGAAACGGAGTTTGACAATAACAGCACACTCGAAACGGCTACGCTGACTTTCTATTCTCCCGAAAACTTGCCATCGGGCAATCTTTGCTTTGTGGTGACAAGTGTGAATGGGGTGCAATATCTCATCGGAACAAGGGAGGCGCCTTTCCCTTTTGTTAAAAAGGAACAAACCACGGGGCTGCCTGATAGTGACGCCAACACTGCAAAATACACGGTTTCCTACTCAAATCGGGTGGCGCTAGTCCCAATTTTGGGCTAAAATAAGCGATTTCAATAACATCATAGAACAATAATAACATGATGCGAAATTTGAAATGCTTGATAATCAGCATATAATCATCTTGTTATTGATGTTATAGATGTTATTGCCAAAATCGGTTCGTATGAGCGCGAAACAAAAATTTCTCTGACGCAACATTTTCATAAATTTATTCTTTTGAACGATGGGCAGGTGCAGCCGTGAGGTTCCACCTGTCTTTTTTGCTTTTTATATGTGCGCATATCTTTGCCATAAATAATACACGCGATTATGGCAAAGAACAAATACCAACTTCATTTGAAAGGCTATGTGGGCAGCTGGGACTTTGATGCTGACTATGTGGACTATATTCTGGGCAAGAACCCTGACAAGGAGGTGGCGGTGTTGATTGACAGTCCAGGCGGACAGCTCAACACGGCATTAAGTATATCTTCTGCTTTCAAGCGTCATGGCAATGTCCATGCGCACTTTGTAGGCATGAACGCGAGTGCTGCCACCATCGCTTCGATGGGTGCCAAGCACATCACCATGGACAAGTCTGCCATGTATCTTGTGCACCAATGTGCGCTTCCATTTTTTGAGTATGGCAATCTCAATGCCACGGGTATGAGCCAGCTCATTGAAAGTCTCGGCAAAGCCAAGACGGATTTGGAAAAGATGGACGCAAATGTGGCTACGATGTATGCCACACGCTGTAAGAAAGAGCCAAAGGCTTTGCTTGACCTCATGAAGGTGGGCGGCTGGCTCACCGCACAAGAGGCACTGGATTGGGGCTTTGTAGATGAACTGACAGAGTTCGAGGACGAAACAGCTCCTGTACTCACGGCTTCTCTCGCTGCCGATTTTCAGGCGAATGGCATTCCGCTACCGAACGTCCCCAAGAGCAAGTCGGAAGAAACGTTCTTCCAAAAGATGGCGCAAGCGCTTGCTGCCGTTTTCAAACCAACACAAGTAAACAATCAACATACCCCGAAACCTATGAACAAGGTCTACAAAAACATTTGCAAGTTTCTTGCTTGCGAACACTTTTCCGTAGAAGAAGGAAAGGTGACGCTCACCGAGGAACAGATGGACAACATCGAATGCTCCTTGCAAGCCAACCACGATATGATAGCGGAGCTATCTATCAAGGTGAAGAATGCAGAGGACAAGAACAAAAAGCTTAGCGAAACGAACAAGTCGCTCGATGAAGCAAACAAAACGCTCGAAGCGAAAGTGGCCAACCTCCCTGCTGCTTCCACAACCGCCATCGTAGATGACAAGAAGCATGAGGAGCATGAACCCACAGCTTACGAGCAGTTCATCAATGCTGGCGAAACGGCACGCAAACTTTATGATAGTCTGCCATAGTAATCTTATAACCTCATAACCTTAAAACTCCAAACTAACATTATAACCACATAACCCCAAAACTTAAAACTCATTCCCATGGCTGGAAAATTCTCTTTCACCCTACAAGAATATAAGGACGCGGCACGCAAGTACCGCTCCGACTTCCTGCGCTTGCCGATTATCGGCTGCGAGGAAACGCTCAAATTCATGACAGGTCGCCCAGGTATTCGCTACAAGGAAAGTGTGGGTACGCTCACCGCTGGGGCGCAATTCGCTCCTTACAAGCCCTCTCGCAAGACAGATGCCAACTTGAAGTTGGACTACCGCACCTTGGAAACGTTCTTCGGTTCGGTAGTGGCTAACTTTGAACCGAATACTGCCATCTCTACCTTGTTAGGCACAGGTGCCACCAAGGGAGACGGACAGAAGTCTACTCCCACAGCTCGCGAGGTGTTAGGACTGATTGCCAAGTCGCTCTCTGAAAACCTGAACATGGCGATTTGGAAAGGCACACGCAATGCGGACGGTGATACCACAATGGACCTTTTCGATGGTTTTGACACCATCACGCAAAAGGAAGTCACTGCGGGTACGATTGCTGCGGAGCATGGCAATTATCTGAAACTGGACAAGGCGATCACGGAAGCCAACGCGGTTGATGTGGCAAAAAGTATTCTCTTTTCGCTCGATCCGCGTTTGCGCTCACAGGAACTTTTCCTGTATTGCTCGCAGGAGTTTGTAGATATGTACAACGAGGCGTATCTTCTCACGCACTCGGCTATTCCGTACAACACGAAGTACAACCAACCCACGGTGGAGGGTTCTAACGGCAAACTCACTTTCTGCCCGTTGTGGAACAAGTCGGACTCGAAGTTCATGCACGTGTCACCCAAAATCAACATGCTTTATGGCTATGACCAGATGGGCGACATCGAAAGTGTTGATGTGGAACGCTTTGAGCCGTTTGTGCTTTCTTACATTGCCACCATGTTCTTTGGCGTGCAGTTCGAGAGCATTGACAAGCGACGCTTGAAGGTTATTGAACTGGCTGAACAAGGTTGATAATCAGTGGAGAAAGGTGGGCGCGGTGGTAATTTATCTTGATTGTCACCTCGCGCTTGCCTGCTATCCATACTAAATATTTTCAGAAAAATGGCAAAGACTTGCACATCACTTCAAAAGTCGCTCGGCTGGTGCCAAGGCACGCCTGAGCTTCCCGGCGTTCGCCGCCGTATCTATTATACTTCCAAGGGCGACATTGCCCAATGGCCCACACTTCCACGTGACGAGAACGGACGGGTAACTGCTGCCACGTACACGGGCAGTTTTACCCTAAAGGCTGATGCCAAATGGAAGTATATCGACATTCTGCCCGAAAAGTCGCAACTCACCTCTGAGGCACAGGGTGAGTTGCCCAGTCAGACGCAGTTGAACAAGCTGACCGCTGTTCACCCTGGGGTGGGCGCAGAGGCGAGTGCCGCTGCTGCTTATCTCAACAACAATGACAATGTGTTCTTGGTGGAGGACATGAAGGGCAAATACCGTGTAGTGGGATCCGAAGCCTGGACTACCAAGACTACGGTGGCACAGGACCTTGGTCAGGGTGCCACTGGTACCACAAGCACCACCATTGCGGTAGAAGCTACGGACGAATGTCCTGCGCCTTTCTACGAGGGTACTATCACAACGGAAGAAGGTGACATCGAAGCTGCTTAGCCTGTTTGAAGTTTTGAGGTTATAAGGTTATAAAGTTTGTTCTTGGAACAAAAGGTAATCTTATAACCTCATAACCTTAAAACCCAAAACTTAATATGATTGATTTGGGGGAAATCTTAGAAGAGATCAACGTCCCAGACCTTTCGTGCCCGCTTTCCTTGGGAGATGGGAAACCACTTGCTTCGCAGGCCAAGGACATTTTTGCCGAGCAAAAACGTCATGCTTGGGACAAATCGGTCGAAGCGCGTTGCGACTTCTCCCGTAAAGTCCGCATCACGCGAAGGGCTGATGTGTTCTTTATCTCGCTTTGGCAGAAGTCCTTGTATGGGCGCACCTTGACGGACATCAAGGGCGATGATACGATGGTGGATTTCTTTGCCGACAATGTAGCTCCGCTCATTGCCGATATTCTCGGAAACGAATTAGGAAAAGGTAATTGGTGCATAGTTACCACACCCAAGCGCAGGCACTTGGTCAAGAACTTCGCCACGCGAATAAGTGAAAAGATAGCAGTTCTGCTATCCATTCCCTTTTACGAAGATGTGGCATTCTGCCATAGCAAGAAGCGCATTGGAGCTGTGTTCTCGCTCAACGTGTTGCCACGTGAGCAGAACTGCATCGTGTTCGATGATTTTGTGACCACTGGCTCTACATTGAAAGCAATGAAGAACTTGCTCATGGAGAACCATAAGAATTGTGTGTTCTTCACGGGCATCAACAATAAATTGTGATGCTGACTTTATAACCTCATAACCTCCAAACTTAAAACTACACCTCTTATGGACAAAACATTTACAGATAAACTCCAAACATGGCTTTCCCTACCTCGCGAGGATCGCGATTGGGACGAGGGCGCATTGATGCTCCTGCAACTGACAGGCAACAAAATCATGTATCGCAACCTCAGGGTGAACCCTGAGGGCAAGGCTAACTTCATTGAAGGCAAACTCCAGCAATACTTGGAGTTCCGCTTGGCGGAATTAACGCATGAACAGGTTAAGGAAATGCAGCACGTTGTCGAGGAGATAGTAAAAGAGCATACCGAGTTCAAGAGCGATGACAATGAGGCAAAGAATTTCAAAGCTGGTAAGCGAGCTGACCATGACACGCTACCCGAAGAAATCCAGGCTCTCTATGTCGAGAACCTTGATTTGGTGCATCGTATGCGTGAACTTCATTTGAAACTCCGCACGATGAGTACGACGGACTCCACTTGTGCGGACTCCGACCGCTATCCTTTCCTCAAAGAATTTATCAAATTGGATAAAAAGCTGCACGACAATTGGAACGTTTATGACCATTTCGTGACAAAGGCAGAAACAGCAGAAAGTGCAGAAGAGGCAGAAGCGAAACCTAAGGCGAAGAAAAGCAAGAAGGCATGAAACGCTCGGCATCGATCTCTGACTATTTGAAGCCATTGGCAGATACGCCCAACCAAGCCTATCTGACCAATGCTTTGCAGGTGGCAGATGTCTTGGAGTGGATATTGCAACAGGTGGGCAAGGCTAAGGTATGGCAAACTTCGTTTTCCATTTCGGAAGAGTTCTTGCGAAGACTATTCTTTATCGAAAAGGGAGGCAAGGTGTTGGAGTTCAACTTGGTGTTGGATCACAAGGCTACGAATAAGACATTGAAACTCTGGTCGTTCATCTGCCAAGTGATGAAACGTACCTATCTCGCGGATAACCACTCGAAGATTTTGCTGGTGGAGAGTGAAGCGGGTGACACCATTTCGGTAGTCACCTCGCAGAACTTGACACGAGGCAACCGCCACGAGTCTACGTTTATCTCTACCGACAAGGCTATCTTCGCTGCCTTGCACGGACAGGTGACGGACTTGATACAGAACCATTCTGTGTCACTGAATGATTTGTTTGCACAGAGGCTCACGCAGAACGGAGCGAATGATTAACCGCTCTCCCATAACAGATTTTTCTATCCCCTATAATAGAAAATGCTATTCCTATGGACTACACCGAAGAACAACTTACCCAAATCGAACAATACGCTTCCATCTATCTTAAAATCTCTGATATGGCGGTCATTCTCGGCATATCGGCAACCCAGCTTCGCGAGGATATTGCTGACAAGAGTACGGAGGTATCAAGGCGATACCACCGTGGCAAGGCGGCTTCGCGTGTGAAACTGCTGCATCAGGAGATGCAGCTGGCTTATGTGGGCAGTCCGCTGGCTCTCGAGAACACCCGAAACAACTTGTTGGACATGGAAGATGATGAATAACTATGAGTTTACCGAACATTGTAGAGGCGGCTAAAGCCGACCTCTATACTGCCAAAGAGGAACTTTTGCAGAAATATGCACAATCGCAGGTGGAGCACCTGCTTCGATTGCGCGACATGGTTACTTGGTCTATTGCCAATCCCGATGCCAAAGACCGCCAATTTGTGGACGAGGAGCGAACCCGTTACGGGTTGTCGCTCGTTACTGCGTATGCGGACTTGAAAATCGTGAAAGCCATTCTGCCCAATATGGGCGAGGCTTCACGTGATTTTCATCGCTGGCGCTACAACGAGATGATCCTTGAAACGTACCAGATGGCGAAGAAACGCAAGGACACAAAGACGATGGAAAAAGCGGCTACGAGCTATGCCAAGTTTAACCGCATTGACATTGAGGACGAGCAGAGTGTGCCGTACCACATGATTGTGGTGCAGCCTTTCTTTCCCACCACCGACCCGCGTGTGGTGGGCATCAATCCTGTGCCAAACATTGATGAGCGTATTCGCAAACTCACCCGTGAGTTAAGCGATACGCACCCCGATACAGAGAATGTGGAATATGAAGAGGCTGATTTGCCGCTCGATGAAATCTTTAAGGAGGAAGATGATGGACAAGGAGAAAACGAATGATAAACACGTGGACACCTCGCTTTGGGACGAAGAAAGCAAGGCACACGCCAACCGCGTGTACTTCAATAAACCGCAGCTTTTGACACAATATATCGGTGCCAAAACTACGGTCATTGTGGCTGGACGACGCACGGGCAAGACAGACTCTATCGCCTCGCCCTTTGTGCTGCGCAATATGCAGCGTATGCCGGGAAGCACAGGGGGAATTGTCGTGCCGACTTTCAAACATGGATTAACGAACACTTTGCCCGGTCTGTTTGCTGCTTGGAAACGCTGGGGCTACATCAAGGGGGTGCATTATGTGGTGGGACGCAAACCTCCGCGCTCGTTTGCGAAGCCTATCACGGAACCTGCGGATTATGAGCATGTGGTGACTTTCTATAATGGCAGTGTTGCCATTATCATTAGCCAAGATCGCCCGGGCTCGTCGAACTCGCTGACGCTTTCTTGGCTCCTGATTGATGAAGCGAAGTTCATTGACTATGACAAGCTGAAAGATGAAACGCTCCCTGCCAATGGCGGTATTCGCTCTTATTTCGGGCATCACTCGTTTAACCATTCGATGATGGTTTTGAGTGATATGCCTCAGACCACGAAGGGTTCGTGGTTCCTGCACTATGAGCAGAAGATGGACACGGAGTTGATTGATACAATCAAAGGAACGATCTATAAGATTTGGCAGACCAAACAGCGCATTGCTGATTTGAAAGCGGCACATCAAGTTGTGCCTGCTTACTTGCCTTCGTACCTGAAATGGCTGGATCAATCGCTGAACAAGATGCGCAGTGTGGCGGTGTATTACAAAGAATACTCCACCCTCGAGAACTTGCAGTTGCTCGGTGAGGAGTATATTCGTCAGATGAAGCGCGACTTAACGCCTAAAACTTTCCAAACGTCTATTCTTTGCCAAAAGATTGGAATTTCGCATGATGGCTTTTACTCATCTATGCAGGAGTGGCATAAGTACGATGCTTCGGATTTTGGGTACTTAGATAGTTTGGGCTATGACCGCATTATCGAAGAGGCACAGCAGGAGCGATATTCTATCCGCTCGCTGAGCAACTTTTCCTCGCTTCACTCGTCTCTTGACTGCCGCACTGATGCGGATCTCGACCCTATGGCTCCGCTTTGTATTGGCATGGACTACAATGCCAATATCAATTGGATTGTGTGCGGTCAGCCTCGCGGCAACCGCCTTAATGTGCTCAAATCTTTTTACGTAAAATTTGAGCGCAAAATCCCTGCGCTCATTGCTGACTTCTGCACTTACTATGCGCCTCATGCCAACCACAGTGTCATCTATTACTATGATGCTACCGCTCTTGGCTCTAACTATGCCGTGAACGACCAAGATTTTCATTGGGTAGTGGTGCATGAATTTGAACGTCATGGCTGGAGTGTGCAAGATGTGTATTTGGGCAACCCCATGCGCCATGATGAAAAGTACTTGCTCATCAACCAAGGATTCTCAGGCAAGCAACGCTTGATGCCTTACTTCAACCGCCAGAATAATGATGACCTTATTCTTGCCATACAAAGTGCAGGGGTGGAACGTGGAAGAAACGGCTTTCGCAAAAACAAGTCCACGGAGAAGAATCCAGAATCAGAGGAGGACTTGTTGGAGCATCGTACCGATGGTACTGATGCTTTCGATACGCTGTATATTGGGTGTGAAAAGTTCCCGCAGCATGATTTTTATGGAGTTGCTATTGGTGGAGTGAGATAACATTTATAACAAGATGGTAAATCCATAGTAAATATGTAAATTTGCAATCAAAATAGAAAACAATGAAGAAAGCGTTAAGCCTGCAAGCACAAATAAAGCGCCTCGAGGAACGTGGCATTATAGTACAAGACGAAGAAAAAGCAAAAGAGATTCTATTCGATATTGGTTATTATCGCCTTGGATTTTATACATTTCCTTTCGAGAAGACATATCCTCGTTTAAGTAATCGAACTCACGAGTTCCGAGAAGGAACGTTGTTTGAGAGCATCGTGCAGCTCTACTATTTTGATTATGATTTACGTAAGCTGTTGCTAAGTGCTCTTACTCGAATAGAAGTAAATATTCGTACAAGAATTACTTACATGGGTTCCATGTATTATGATGAAGATCCATTTTGGTTCGTTAGTCCATTGGCTGTCGATGACAACTATATTCAATCCTTTGCCAACAAAGTTTATAAAACGATTAAGGATTCTCCTGCTATAGTGCGCCATCATCAAAAATACCCAGAAGATACTTACGCGCCAGCATGGAAGACATTAGAATTTATGACAATGGGAAATATAGTTTCTCTGTACAATCATCTGAACGATAGGAACTTGAAGAGACAAATAGCAAACGAGTTCAATTGTACTATCGGCATCTTTGTAAATTACTTAGAAACTATACGTGTGGCTCGAAACACTTGTGCACATGGAGCTTACCTTTATAATCTTCATTTACCTCGTGGCATTAAGAATGGACCTGCGGGAAATATTTCTGGTAGTGATAGACACAATGTAAATGGTATTATAAAGATTGTGCTTTATCTATTGGGGTGCATTTCTCACAACCGTGAAACTGAATTGAGACAAGATTTAAGGGCGTTGTTTGCCGAGTCACGCAACTCCGAAACTATGCGAATCATAAATGAAAACACAAATTTTTCCTTATAAATTTGCATAGAAACAGACTTATCTGTAATTTTGCAGTACTAAAAGTGCCCACATCGGCAGGTCGCGATGTCTGCACTATAAAAAAGATGACTGGGAATGTAGTGATTATCATTGCATTCCCTTTATTTATATTCAAGCCCACCCTTTCGGGCAATCCTTTCTTTCAGCCGTCGTGCGCATTGGCTCTCTTGCTGTGCGCATGGCGGCTTTTTCGTGCGCTTGGGTGTGGAGGAGTGGGAGAGGTGGATTACATGGTAGGGGTTAGATGTGGGGCGATGGCAAGCACCTTACTTCGGCAATTTCGTGACACGGCAGAGGCATTATCGGAGATGTTCTTGGTCGCCTCATGCGCTTTGTCGGAAGGCAGAGCGCATAGTCTTGGACTTTTGCAGTATTCGCAGCATTGTCACCGCTCATTGATACGAGCCAGATGTTGGTGGCTTTTGCTCAGATTTTACCACAGGTAATGAGGATAAGATGGTCGCTTTCTCTCATTTTCTTAGATTTTAAGTGTATGACGATGTGGATTTGAAGAGGTTGGTTTCGATGAGATGTTCATCACGCAGTCAGCAGAGATTTTTGGCGATGGTGGCAGCTCCGGCATAGCTTGCCCCGACAAACATATCCGGCATGCCTTCTTCGGGTTTATCACCACCTGACAGATGTCATGGGGTCGTCTCCTCTGCTACGATTTCCACACCATTGACGCACTCGGAATGGGCAGTGTGTGTCATATTTATACTATCGTCCATTTTTTACAAGGGGCAGCAAGGTGCTCCCATTATTTTTCCTGTGCAAAGTTGGCATGAAGCGGCTTTGCGGCAAGGGCGCGTTTCTCTTATCACAAAAATTTTTCAGAAAAAGATGTTCGTCCCTCTGCACTTTTTCCAAGCCCGTGAAGGGTGAAAATTTTTTGCGCTATCCCTTGTCCTCCAAGCCTAATGACTTCATGCCCTTAATTGCACGTAAAAATCAAGGGAGCACCCCGATGCCCCTTCTCAAGTAAAAAATCTTCAAAAGTATAAATTATCATGACACACACTGCTGTACATTCCGAGTTCGTTTCAATGGGTTTCAATCGCAAGCGCAGAGTTTCCTTCCCCCACGACATCTATCAGGTGGTGGTTAATGGAGAAGAAGGCGAATATGCCGAATATGAAGTCGAGGCTGACAGCTATGCCGAAGCTACCGCCATGGCTGAAAATCTTGCTGCTGACAGCATGATCAACATCTCTTACATCGAAGTCTACCTCTTCCAATAAATCCACATCGTTCACACACTTAAAATCTTACAAGAAAATGAAAGCTCTCAATCTTATTCTCATCACCAGTGGTAAAATCAGTGAAGCCACAGCCCACATCTGGGTTGTATCAATCAGCGGTGACAATACTTCTCGCGTCTACTGCAAAAGTCCTTACAAGGCTATGCGCTATGCCTTCCTTCTGAAAAAGCGCACGGGGCTGAACATCTCCGATAATTGCCTCTGTCGCGTCAGCCACGAGATTGCACGAAGCAAGGCGCCAGCCACCGCCCCCGAGGGTTCTGCCCCTGCTCCCATGCAGCCCGCCTCTGCCGCTCCTACCACCACACCCAAGCGCACGAGAAAGCCTGCCGCCAAGCGCACTACACGCAAGAGAGCCAATGCCACGGCTTGAAGCTGAAAGAAAGGATCGCCCGAAAGGGCGGTCTTTTCCGTAACCCGAGGTTTGTGCGATATTGCGAGGGTTATTTAGTTTCCGATCGTTTATGCAGTACAATTATAATCCCCAAGGGTATAGCTTCACTTCTTCCATTCCCGATGTGTTCACCATCTCCGACTTTCAAGGCAGTTCCGTGTACTTGTCCATCTATATCAGCCGCAGTGAAGATTCTATCTTCTCTACCACACTTTATGCTTATGGTGGACAGGCAAGCATCTATGATCTCCGTTCCATCATTGAAAGCTATATGGAGGAGAAATCGCTCGTTCATGCCGCGTGTAGTTTCCGTATGCAGGTGGACAGAAATGACTTCACTTTGGGCGAATTTACCTTAATTTACTGCAAACCGCAAATTCAGAATGCGGACTGCAAGCAGTTCTTGCAATCGCATTTTCTCACGCCTCATGCTGTGCGTCTCGTACCGCACGACTTTCAGATTGATTTGCAGTATTTTGTTTTCCCCGATGAAACAGGGCAATGCTCCACGTTGTTTGTCATTCAGCCCGAAGGGGAAAGCCAGCCCATTTCGCTCTCCGTCTCTGCTTTGCCCATCGCTTCCAAGCAATTTGACCTTTGCTTTGAGGATCTGAACGAAGATGACCTACTTGCCCAGTTGCCCCAAGGCACCAAGGGCAAGTTGTTGTCCGTTACCCTTTATCGAGGTGCACGGACTTTCACGCTCTTCTTTACAGACGAGCCACCCACACTTACGCTCTACTATTACAACGCCTTCAACGTTTACGACACACTTTATCTTACCGCTCAGACCAAGCGCAAACTTTCCTTTGATCGCAGCACCGCCATTTGTTGTGGGCAGAGTTCCTCTTACGATGACAACACGGAGGTTGAGTATGAGAGCGAAACTTCCGCTCTCTCATACCTGCAAGCCAAGCACGTGACTTCCGCCCTGCAATCTCACACCTTGTTTCTCATCTCTTCCGACTATCCGTCGGGCACTTCCATTCTCATCACGGACATTGAGAGCGAGCTTTCGGATGCCACCACCGCCAACTGTTCCGTGAAGTTCAAGTGGAAACCTGTTCGCCAACAGCCTGTCCTAACTTTCACTCGCAAGCGCAATATCTTTAACTCCGTCTATAACAATAGTTTTGACTAATGCCCCACGCTATCCACATCACCACGCTCAAACGTATGCTCCAATCTCCCGAACCCGTAGACATCAAACTATGGACGCGCTCGGGTGAAATCCAATGCTGGCACCGCTGTATCTCGCTTCGCTATGACTTCTACAAAGGCACGCGAAGAATGAAATTGCTGGATAGCAATGAAATCCGACAGCTGAGAGATGTGTGCGTGTTTGAAATCAATGGAATGGAGGTGTTTATGTGAAAATATTCTGTTACACACTTGTTTGATTGAAAATAACTTTGTACTTTTGCAATGCTAGAATCCGCCACGCTTCCCGTAGAACAGCGTACCAGGGCGGAACTTTTTGTTTATATAGGCTTATGATTTATACGAACCCACCACTTAGTACAACTACTCTAATTGCAAATCTAAAGACTGATGGTCTCTCTGTCAATGATGAAAATTTTGCAGAAGACTTCTTGAACAATGTAAGCTACTTTCGATTTAATGCTTACTTGCGTCCTTTTGAAGATGTTAATGGTTCAATTCGTTTCAAACCTAACGCCACATTTGATAAAGCGGTTGCCCTTTATCGTTTTGATGCAGAGCTTAGAAACTTGCTTTTTTCTGCAATACAATTAGTTGAAATCTCTTTACGATCAAAAATAATCAATCAGTTTTCGTTGGCTCATGGTGCTTTTTGGTTTATAGATCCAACGATGGCTATAAATAAACATAAGTATTCTGAAAACCTCAGTACTTTAGAACGCGAGTTATCTCGTTCTAAAGATGACTTCATACAGGAGCATTACGATAAATATGGACGTGAAGACTTTCCACCTGCGTGGAAATTGTTAGATCTTACTTCTTTCGGAACACTCACTAAATTATACTTTAACTTTGCCGATCGCAGAGTGAAGAAAGCAATAGCTCGTTCCTATGGGGTACCACAGCATGAAATTCTTGAAAGTTGGATGAAAGCGGTTAACACCTTGCGCAATTCATGTGCGCATCACAACCGCGTTTGGAATCGAATCATGCCAGTTATGCCTCAAATTCCTTTAACATTGCGTAATGCATGGATTTCCTCTCGTCCAAGCAATTCTAACAGACTATACGCAGTCTTATGTTGCCTTATCTATTGGCTGAACTCGTTTCACCCTAGCAACTCGTTGGTTGATGACTTCAAAAAGTTGTTGACCAAGTATCCCAATACAGATGTCGCAGCCATGGGATTCCCTAACAACTGGGAAACTGAACCTTTGTGGCAATAATATAAAGCTAAGTCCTATTGCTTACTATGGGACTTAGCTTTATTTATATGATTCTATAGCACTTTCTGAATAACCAATTCCAACATCGGAATCTCTCTTATTACAAGATAGGCACTACAAAGTGTATTGCCACGAAACTCCTTCATCGAACTTATATCTACTTCTGCTCGAATATTATTTGCTTCAATCGTAGTATTTGTTACCAAACATTTTATATTACCAGATTGTGCAGTTTCCAACACCAATGAATCGCCTTTGACTATTAACCTTGGAGCATTCAAAGGAATATAAGCTATCCCCTTTTGCCCTGAAACACTAATAAGTGTAATGGGCAGCTTTTCTCTTACCCTTAGTGTGCAGAGCGTGATGGCTATAATCACTATCACAAAGGGAACAATCAAAAACGTTCCATATTTTACAATGATTCCTTTCATGCTGATGGCAGTTCTATTTGGTTTTGTACAAGTTTGAAGTAATATCCTTTTTGCTTGATGAGTTCGTCATGCGTGCCTTCTTCTACTATTTGTCCATGGCGTAGAACTATAATATTATCGGCATTTTTTACCGTGCTCAGTCTGTGTGCTATAACTATTCGGGTGCTTTTAGCAAAGTGCTTTTCAAGATTGCTCGTTATGCGTGCTTCGTTGTCTGCATCTAATGAAGAGGTGGCTTCGTCCATCATCAAGTATAGTGGATGCTTATAGGCTGCTCTTGCTATCATGATGCGTTGCTTTTCTCCACCACTCACACCAATGCCTTCGCTTCCCACCTTGGTATTTTCTTTTAAGGGGTGACTCTCAAACAAATCTGACAAACAAGCAATCTGTATAGCTTCGTTCAACCGCTGTTCGTCAGCTTTTTCCCCCATAATGATATTTTGTCGGATAGTGTCTGAAAATAAGAAGTTTTCTTGCATTACAATCCCTGTAGACTCACGCATGGATTTGGCTGAATATTTGTCTAAGTCCTCATTGCCTATCATAATTCGCCCAGATGTAGGCTGATAAAACTTTAAGAGCAACTTCATCAGGGTAGTTTTTCCGCTACCGCTTTCGCCGACTATGGCGGTCATCTTGCCTGCTGGTATCTTAAACGATACGTCTTGTAGCACTTTTTTCCCTGTGCTGCCAGCATAACTGAACGACACGTGGTCGACAAATATGTCTAAAGGAAAGTCTGAAGGGAGTGATTGTGCTTCTTGTGCATCTTCATTAGTACAGAGGTGGACTTCTTGCGAACGTTCGAGACTAATTTTGGCATCTTGATATTGTTGCAAAAAACCTGTTAACTGTCCCAACGGACCACTTATCATGCCAATGATAGTGGAGATACTCATCATCATACCCAACGTTAGTTCGTTGTTGACCACAAGCATGGCTATCCAATAGGTGATAATGATATTGCGCAGCTGACCGATAATGGTAAAGCCCGTGTTTTGTATTTGTCCTAACTTCAGACTCTTCTGGCTCATGGCGTACTGACGCATTTGCAGGTGTTGCCATTCCGAGAGTTTATAGTCATCGTAAGCATTCACCTTGATGTCGGTAATTCCTGACATCATTTCGTATAGCTTGTTTTGGTTGTCTACGCTTACTTTAAATTGCTCGTAGTCTAACGACTTCCTTTTGCGAAAAAAGTAGGTCATCCACAACGTGCTAATAATTGTAAATCCCAAGAATACGGCCAACACCAATGGACTGTAAAAGATGATGATTGCCATATAGAAAGGCACAGACAACAAAGAAAACAAGGTTTCCAATGTGCTACCTGTCATAAATGACTGCAAACGAGAGTGGTCGCTCAATCGCTGTTGGTAGTCGCCAATGCTCTTGGTCTCAAAGAATGTCATGGGTAATTTGAGCAATTTGCGTAAGTAGTCGCCCAATATGCCAATGCTGATTTGCGTACTCATATATAAACCAACCCAAGCTCCGATAGTGCTCATCAAGAAGCTACCAATGAACAAAGCTAACTGTGCTATCAATATGGTAGTAATCAACGACATATCGTGTAAGGCGATGCCGTCATCTACTACGCTTTGAGCCAAAAACGGACTTATCAATCCTAACAACGTGCCCACCAATAGGGCTAATAGCGATTGAATTAATTGAGCCTTGTAGGGAAGTATATACTTTCGAGCAAAGTCTCTCAAACTATGGCGTTCTTTGATAGCGGTCTTTTGGTAGAAATCCTCATTAGGCTCAACGGCCACAACAATGCCTTTGCCGCCATTCGACCAATGACGACAAAGTTCTTCTGCTGAAAACCATTGTTTACCAAATGCAGGATTGGCTATTTTGTAACGTGCCTTCTGTGCTGACCGCCCTTTTAGCTTTTCTAATACGACAAAGTGATTTTGATCCCAATAAAGAATGGCGGGAAGTGGGCAGTCCGTATATAATTGTTCCAACGACATCTCGAAGGTGGCACTGTTCATGCCAATGGCTGTGAGAGAATCGCGAATACCTGCTACGCTCACCCCCTCACGTGTGAGGTGGGCGAGTGAGCGCAGATAAGATAAGGGATAGTCTTTACCATAATACGATGCAACCATGCGCACACAGGCAGGGCCGCAATCCATTTGGTCAAATTGTCGGGAGAATTTCATGCTTTATTCTTTTAGCTTTTCTTTTTCTTGGGCATCACATTGAAGCGATATACCACGTGGAGCATTACGTAGCGAGGTTGCGAGTTGACCCATGTTTCGGTGCGACCTTGGGCATTCACAGTGTGCTGCACGTTGCTGATTTGCTTCAAGATGTCTACGGCATTGAGGCGGAAGGTAAGATTACCCTTTAAGATGGTCTTGGCCACAGAGGTGTTCCACACCCAGTTGGTGGTGTTGAGCGCGTTGTCGTTATAACCTCGGCGACTGTAAAGGTTGATATCTGTGGCGATTTGCCAATTTTGTGGCAAGTTGAGTGAAGCATTAGCACCTGCCGTAATGTCGAAGGCTGAGATATTGTCAAAGTCTACACGGGCTGAACGGCTATTGAGCCATGATATACTGCCACGTATACCAAACGAGTGTTTGCCCACCCGGTAAGACAACGACAATTGTTCGTTAAGTGTCAAGTTATTCACCACGCTGCGCTCAAGTGTTTCGCTTTCGGTAGCATAGTCTACGGAATGTACGTAAGAAGCGATGGTTACAGTCTGAAACTGGAAGGCCTCCTTCTTTCCGAAAGGCATTGAATATTGTACAGATTCGTATGTATTCCAATTGCCATTAATGTTTTTGGGCATCCAGGTGCTCACACCTGTGGCGCGATTGTAAAGGCGTGCTTGCGCAATGGCATTGTCAGTATGGGCGTAACTTGCATAGAGTACAACATTGTTGTGTCGCTGATTGTGAAATCTGGCATATCGAGCATTCACACTGTGTGTGCTAGGCTTTTCCAACCCTGGATTGTTCACATAGACGTTGGTAGGGTCGCTATCATTGGTCGTACCAAGTTGGTTGTAAATGCTGGGGACCGACTGCGTAAAGTTGTAGTTGGTTTCTACCTCGGTACGAATATTTTGACCATTGTCTTTATATTTGAACTTTACCATAGGGGTAAATTTGCTGACGGTTCGTGTCAACAGTGTGTCCACTTGGGCCTTGTCGTAATCAAGGTGCTCGTGCATGATGTCTCCGCGCAGAGTGAGATCTGCATTGAAGCTCTTGCTCGAACTCACATTTGGCACATAGAGATATGCGAAACTTACAAGTGGGCTAATCTTGTTTTGTGTCAAATTAGAAGCATAGGTATTGTTGAGGTCTACAGCCAACTGTTCGGGACTGATGGCAGAAGGGGGGACCATCATGCTTCCATTAGCTCCATTTGCAAACTCTTCATGCAGGTGCAGCAACGTGTTGACTTGATCGTAGCAATGAAAGTCATACTGAATCTCAGGTTTGATTAGTGCGTAATGTCCTGCACCGCTCTGATAAGGGCGGTAGTTCCAAGTGTAGGCTATGTCGGCATTCATGCCATATGTTTTGGAGACATAATCTGACTTTTGGAACAAATTGTCACCTTTGCCCACGTTGGGTGATGAGTTTCCATACACTCTGTTGAATGAACTGAGATAACGATTGGTGTCGCGACGATAGTTTCCCGTCAATGCTATCTCGATATTATCGTAGGTGGTGGGAAAAGATATTGTGGTGTTGGCAGCTAAGTTGGCTATCATCCAATCTGATTTTCCGTCTTGGTCGTTGCCGATGCGTGTCAAAAGGTTGCGAGTGAAACGTGAAGATGCCATTCCGTTTTGAGCGAAGAGTGAATCAAGTGACTGCACACGGTATTGCTCTTCTGGAGTCTCTGAGAATTGTGCACGACGACTAATGCTTGTGTAATCATTTTTCAGATAATCAATAGAGGGTTTCAACTCAAAGTAGGCACGCTCTGCTGAATATTGGAATTGATGTGCCGACATGAGGTGCAACTTTCGGTCGTTGCGAAGTGAATGCGAACGTTCGACAACGTCGCCTGTGTTGAAGTAATTCACATTGCTTCCCTTACGCTCCACCTCTGGTTCTTCGTGGGTAAGGGTCACGTTACCGAAGAGTTTGGTGCGGTCGTGCGAATAGAGATAATCCAATCCGCCCATTTTCACGTCCATCTCGCCATCTTGTGCCCAACCTCCGTTCCATTGACCTGAGGAACTGCCCATTTGGGTATCCTTGATGTTGTTGAGATTGGCAAAGGCGGCAATGCGCATCTTTCCGCTATATCCCATCCCGAAGGCTTTGCCCAAGTAGCGGTCAGAAGGGAGTCCATAACCACCTTCAACATTGCCTAACCAACCAGCAGAATAGGCTTTCTTCAGTATCACGTCCATCACCATGTGCTCGTCTGCACCATTGATTTTCTTACCATTGACTTTGGCCTTCAGATAATCATCGTTTGCCGCACGGTCGTACACCTTAATATTCTTCACCGTATAGGCTGGTAGATTTTCAAGGGCGACTTTTGGGTTGCCCGCAAAAAAGTCCTCGCCATTGACCATAAGGCTTTCGATAAACTTTCCATTCACCTTGATTTGTCCGTCTTTGAGTTCTGCTCCTGGAAGTTGTGCCACCAATGCATCCAACATGGAACCTTCTGCCAAGTCGAAAGCGGCCGCGTCATAAACTACGGTGTCACCTCGCGTCACCATCTTGATATGGGTGGCGCGAACGACGGCTTCTTTCAACTGCCTGGTCTTGATCTTTTTCATCCTAAGTGTGCCTATACCAAGGGTAGTATTGCGCTTGGTAGTCACAGTGAAATCTTTTTGAACTTCAGTGTATCCTTCTTTGTCTGCACGCAAAGTGTATTTGCCTGGACGAAAATCAAATTCAAACATATAAGTAGAACTTTCAACATCAGCACGTATAACTTTATATGGCACTTGAATACTATCATTGAAATACAATGCTAATTGTACTTTATCTAAGTGTTTTTCTGTAATCTCTTCATTGAGTCCAAAAATTACTAAGCACTTTTGAGCATTGGCCACATAGAACTGGCAAAGCATGAGAACTAAAATGGATAGAAAATTTCGCATATGTATGGAATTTGTTTATATTTTATCATACAGAAAGGACTTGTACCCTCATTATTAGAGAGTACAAGTCTGGTTAGCTTAAAAACCGATGCACATTGTCGTTACAGTGGGAGTTGGTGAAGCACTGGGGCCAATTGTTGGTGTTGTTGGTGTTGTTGGTGTTGTAGGACCACAATAGTTGATTGTACACTGGTTTGAGCACTCAGGATTGGTGCATTCACCATTCGTACACTTGGGATTTCTGCAAATGTTTGCGTTTATATCCCCAATGATTGCCTTACCAACAGCAATCGATCCGAAGCCTCCTCTTAGGAGACCTTCGGCACTTGTCTGCAGTGGAGTATAATCCGACTGGACAAGCTGAACAAGATTTCTCTTGACCTTCATTGTAAATTATTATTTGAGGTTAATATTAGGCAATTTCTTGCCTTCGTTAATAATGTAGCGTACTCGTTTGTCGATTATTGCTACCTTATTTTCTTGTGTATATCCTGCAATGCAACCTGTAGCACCATTATGCTCTACCTTTTGCTGGCTGCATAAGCCATTGCACAATGGATAAATACTACATTTCATGCAAGCTTCTGTGCCCCATTTCAGTTTTGAACGGAGTAAAGATTTCTCGTTAAGTTGTAATGTGCCTTCTTCATTGATTGCTCCTTCTGACTTTTCTGGTGTAAAGTCTCTTGCCGTGCAATGGAAGAGATTTCCGTCATAGTTAATGACTATGTGGTTATTATGTTCTGCATAGCAACGATACTTCTCTTGAGCATGTATGTCTGATGCGTTATAGCCACTTTCGACAAGCGTCTGGTAAACCTTATCTATATGGTTCTCTACTTCTTTATCACTTCCATGGTCTTGCCATACTCTGTGGAAATTGATTTGAAGATTCTTGGCAGGAACTATGCCTGTCTTTTCTAAGTCACCAGCCAAATCCAGGAATGTTGCTACATTTTCTGTCGTATAATTACAACGTAGTGAAACATTGAACAAAGGATTAGTCAGAGCATTCTTGCAATTCTCTAAGATTTTAAAGTAACTTCCTGTACCATTGGCTGTATGCCTTGTCTTATTATGCATACGCTCATTACCGTCTAATGTTATTTGAAAATGCACTGGCACTTTGAGGGAAGACAAAAAGTCCAATACCTTAGGAAAAAGCAAATAACCATTGGTTGTGAAGCCTACTTCAAAGTTCTTACCATTGCTGATTGCTTGCTGATGCGCAAACTCTGCTAATGGTTTTACAATATGCTTGAACTGAATGAGTGGCTCTCCACCGAAAAATGACAAGTCAAAACTCTTCAGAAGTGGATCTGCCATTTTATTGGCAATGAACTTGTACACTCTTTCCGATATTTCCTCTTTCATCGTTCGATTTACTTGATGCTTCTCGTAGCAATACCAACAACTCATATTGCAATCCAATGTTGGATTAACGGTAAGAGAGAATGTTTTCGGATCATTATCTTCCTTATCCCATTGGGCGATACACTTGTCTGACTCGCTCTCGTTTTCTGGTACAAGGAACTGCTTTTCTTGCAGATAGGCGTAGAAGTCGGGGTGTATCTTGCGAATATCCTCTACGTCATGTTTTTCATACAAGTCCTTTACTTCTGGTGCAAGTACACTTACTTCATCCGTAAAAGCATTGTAGAGTACCCAACTCTCATCAATGAAAGATAGGTGATTATAAAGACTTTTCTTCATTATGTGTATTGTATTCATTTATCATTTTGTTTATTACGGAACCGATTACTCCTGATAAGGACAGTTCCCAATTCTTCTGAATATTGGGAATATAATCAGGAAGTTCCACTATTTCTGGAAACTCAGGGGCGAGTATTTCCCAATCATCAGATAGCCGCTCTTTATATTGGCTTACAAAGTTTATTGTTCGCCAATCTTGACAATCCTTTAAAAGACAGTGAGACTGTTCATCCAATTCTTGCAGGAACTCTTGCGAAAAAGTTTTTTTGGTCGACTTGTTGCGTTTGTTGAATCCCAAACGAGCTACAACATAGCAATAAACTCCACCCACTCCCTCAAGGAAAGAATGATCTTGATTACGTTTTATGCTCATACACATTATCTTTTTGTCAATTGTGCTCAGTTCTTCTTCGATACTATCTTCAATTAGATTGTGTGAGGCTGCGTATATCAAAGCCCAACCAATGCCAGCCAATCCATTTTGAAAAGTAAGATCATGACTTGCTTTTATGGATTTGCTCAATCTTTCCCATACTTCATATACCAGACTTTCAAATTCTGAGTAACCTGCTTCTACATAAAGTAACCCTGCTATAAGGATTCCCCCCATACCTGAGAACAGACCTGCATTTGATATTTTTTCTGTTTCCTTTAGGATAAAGATACGTGCTTTATCGGCTTCTTTGTCAGTGATTCTTATCGTCTTTTGTGCCACCTTACGGCAGATGTCATTCAAATTCTTTACGTAAGTAAAATCATTTTTTTTGAAAGTCTTGTAACACCGTGCTAATTTGTCAAGGTAATTCTTATGCAAAGACATATATTCCATTGCTTTGAAATATGTATCCTTGCTAAGATTCCAAGCTACCGCTTTGGCAAAGCATCTTTCTGATGTTGGAAACAACAATTCGCTGATAATCAGATTATTGTAGATGCATTGAAATGAGTAAACGGGATAAGGAAATTTCTTGCGATATATATGTCCAATCGTTAACTTGGGCAACAAATAGCAACCGCCTCCTTCTTTCCATGCTTTTATGCTGATGTATGCCTCTTCGCATCCATAATGTAAGAGCCCTTGCAATCCGTGTATCTTATTCCAGTAACTTTTTGAAGTAATATAGCCTGCTCCTAACACACATGGTATTTGGTTTACAGCACATGTTGGTAGACATTCTGTGTATCCATTCCAATCAATAGCAGGAACGTATTTATTGGAACAGAATGACAGATAAGCTCCTTGCGGAGAGTATGATTTGGGGTGAACGGATACGTTGCCTTCTTCATCCTTCTGCAAACATATCGACTTGCAACATAATAGACGGTGCGGATTTGCATCTAACTCTCTTACGATGTATTCTGCCCACTCTGAATCGTAAAAACGCATATGAGCATCAAGCAATATAAAGTAAGGTGTCTTAGCTAATTGAGCGCCTCTTTCCTTGGATAAGGAAGCACCTAACCTATAGCTGTTGCGTACGTATGTTACATTTAGTTCACGCAATGAACCTGCATAATCAAATCCGTCATCACAGTCATCATCAATTGCGATGATGTCCACAGACATTCCAACAGTGTCTCGAATACTTTTGGCGGTATTGGCAACCTCCTTACCCTCATTTTTAAAAGGCATCACCACAGTCAGTTTGTTTGTGGTATCGGGAATAAATGCGGGTTCTTGAAAAGCCTTTTTCTCCAGTTCTATCTGCTTCTTCAAAGCCCAAGCACGGATTATTTGGGTTTTCTGTGCTTGTTCCTCGTGATGACAAGTGGTAACTTGCTGCTCATGCAAACGATAGTAAGTGAACACTTTATCAAGATTGACAAATTTCTTACCGCTCGCAAGCATCCTCATCCAAAGGTCATAATCCTCTGCATACTCCATTTGCTTGTCATAACGGAATTTTTCTTTACCGTTGATACTTGCGGTACGGAACATGACTGTAGGATGGCAAATACAACAATAATCCAACAGATCTGAGATGCAAAGACTACCAATTTTCACATTGAGATCATATAATGGTTCCTTTGTAGATTGCTTAAACACAGCCATTCGTCCTCCTATGAAATCTACATCGGGATGATTTTCCATGTATTCATATTGAATTGCTAACCGATTGGGGTACATCACATCATCTGCATCCATTCGTGCAATATACTTTCCTTTGGCTTCATCTAACAATTTGTTCAAAGAGCCGACATAGTCATGCTGATTCCGAATCAATCGAATACGATTATCCCTTACGCTATTGACGATATCACAACTGTTATCAGTTGACCCATCGTCAACAATGAGTAGCTCTAAATCTTGAAAAGACTGAGACAAGACACTATCAATGCAATCCTTAATAAATCGGGCAGCATTGTACATGGGGATACAAATTGATATGTTTGGGGATTTTTCCATGTCCTTGTTGTTATTTGACGGCGTAAAATTACATACATTCCACTACAATTTTGTTTCAACACTATTACATTTATGTTAAGTCTTTTTTTCTCTCATCATTCGATCATACTTTTGGCACAAAAAAATACTAACTATGACCGATTTTAATTCTTTACAAATCACTTCGGTGAACGACCTGCCCGGCTATCATGCCGCGGCAGCGTTCACAACCAAGAGTTGCGAGGTTTTTAAGGAAGCGGAGGAAATTTCACCGCGCCATGTGAGCGATAAGGTGAGCTATATGCCTTGGGGAGCGGACGACCAGATGCCGTATGACATTATCAATCTGATTGAGAGTGACGAGACACTGAGCACTTGCCAAATGTTCAATGCAGAGGTGTGCTATGGGAGCGGTTTGGTGTACCAGACTGATGAAATGTGCAAACAGAAAGTGGTGAACGAGGTGGAAGAGTTCTTCTTGGATAACGACATGGCGAGTTATTTCCTCGGTGTTTGCCAAGATTTCAAGCACTTCGGCTTTGCCGTGAGCGTGATTATTCTCAATGAACAAGGCAACAAGGTGGTGAGGGTGCTGCGCAAAGAGGCTTGCTATGTTCGCTTTGCGCCAGCCAACAAGGAAGGCGTGATATCACAAGTGTTGTACGCGAATTGGCGCAACTCGGTGCAGGTGGAACAGGTGGAGGTCATTCCACTGCTCAACCCACAAAGTCCTTGGACGGACTTGCTGGCACAGGTGAAGAAGGGCAAACGCAAGTTTGCCGTGGTCAGCCGTGTGCCGACGCCTGACAGCACGTATTATCCCATTCCTTATTATGCCTCGCTTTTCAAGGGCAAGTGGTACAACATTAAGCAACTTATTGGGGTGGCAAAGGAAGCGAAACTGAAAAACTCTGCACCTATCAAGTACCACATTGAGATTGCCAAATCTTTTTGGAGCAATATCTTCAAGGCGGAGGGCATTACCGACCGCGTGAAGCAACAGGAGCGAGTGAACGAGGAGAAGGACAACATCATCAATTTCCTCACGGGCATGGAGAACTCGGGCAAGGTGCTTTTCTCGGAGTTTTATGTGTCTCCCAATGGGGAGGAACAGCATGATGTGGTGATCAACAAAATTGAGACGGACAAGGAGGGCGGCGATTGGGCTACGGACATCATCGAGGCGGTGAACATGATGTGCTTTACCATGCGTGTGCACTCAAACCTTGTAGGTTCTGTACCGGGTAAGTCGCAAACGAACAATTCGGGCAGCGACAAGCGCGAACTTTATACGATTGCACAAGCTTTGCAAAAACCGTATCACGACCTTTTGTTTAATGTGCATCGATTGATTATAAGGTTCAATAAGTGGGACGGGGCTTATCCCGACTGTCCGTTTATCCAGCTTACGACACTCGATGAAAATAAGGACGCAAAGCAGGTAAGCACAGAAGAGTAACTTTATAACCTCATAACCTAAAACCTCAAAACTACTATGTCTCTGTTGATACCCGATAACAATGTGCTTCTGCAATTCGTGCCGAATGTGCTGAAGTCTGTGCAAGGCGAGACCTTGCTCTTTGATAAGATTGCTCCGCACTTGGAGGTGGCGGAAGCGTGGCTTACGACCACGTTCCTCTCTGAGGCAGTCTTTACGGATTTGCCCACACGCAATGCAAACAACAAGTTACTGCATTACGCACGTATGGCGGTGGTGGCAGAAGCCATGCTCCATGCCGTGCCACAGTTGGATTTGGTGCTTACACCCAATGGATTTGGTGTTGTTTCAAACACCAATATAGCCCCTGCCAGTAAGGAGCGCGTGGAACGCTTGCTCCTATCGTTGGAGAAAATGCGTGATGACACGCTTGCGGTATTGTTGCCGTTACTGACGCAGGAATCGGCATGGGCGACAAGCGACCCATGCCAATACTGGAGCCAAACGCTTTACCCGTGGTTGGATCTGCCTCGGAAACTCGGCAGCACCGACCACTCTTGGCAGCGTTACCAGGAACTGCATTCTAAACTCATCGCCATCGAGGAACGATTGGCGCATGATTTCTTTTCCTGTGAGCTCTTGGCGACTCTGCGCCAAGCAGAGTTGTTGGGCAAATGGGGCGAGACCCCATCTGCACCGCACTACAAGCGTGCTTGGAGGCACATCTTCGCAATAGAACTGTATATGCTACGGGAAGAAGGAGAAGTCCCCATACCATCTTGCATTGAGGTCGTGAACACCCTCCGCAATGCTCCCGATGGCATTTTTGAGGAGTGGAAGCAGTCGGAAACCGCTGCTCTCTTTGAAAATCATGGGTACAAGAATGATAAAAGAAAAGGTGGGTATTGGTTCTAACTTGTCTTTTCTCTCAAATAGATGCTTCCATACTTTCGCGGTATGGAAGCATTTTCTATATCCCTGCCCAAATCATGGACGGAATTGTCCGACCAGCAATTGTTGTTCTTCTTTCGACAAGTCGCACGCGATTTGCCGATGAATGAGGTGTTAGCCCTTTGCGTTTGCAAATGGGCTGAAATTGTTGTGCTCTGTCGTGCAGACAAACACTCCTGTTTGGTCAAGGACAGGAAAAGTAAACGCCAAGTGGTGCTTGCCGATTGGCAAGTCACCTTTGCTGCGCGGCAACTCGCGTTCTTGGAGAGCTTTGCTCCCAAGCCTGTGCGCATTGCTGTCATTTGCGGTGCATCGGCAGTCTCTGCCGATTTGCAAGCCGTCCCCTTTGAGGACTATCTTGCTTGCGAGAACTATTACCAAGGCTTCCTGCACACGCAAAGCATGGAATGCCTTGCGGAGATGGCGCATTTGCTTTATCCGAAACTTTCGGACAAAGCTTGTTTGGAGAAAGCAGAACTGCTTTCTGTATTTTATTGGTTCGCTTCCGTCAAAGCGAACTTCACCCGTATGTTCCCACATTTCTTCACCAACATACCCCAAGAGAAAAGCAATCTCTTGGGGAGTGCTGATTTGGGGGTCGGAGAGGAACTCCGACAGGCGATGAACGCACAAATTCGTGCGCTCACAGGAGGGGACATTACCAAGGAAGCAGCCATTCTGCAAATGGACTGCTGGCGTGCCTTGACGGAGCTGGATGCCAAGGCACATGAAGCACAAGAACTGCGTAACCAACTAAAGTAACTTTATAACCTCATAACCTATGAACTTAAAACTTAGCTCTTGGAATGCCACAAACTTCTTCGGCGATCTCACGGCTCGCAACAAGTTTGCCACCGCACAAGGCTTTGCCTTTGCCCGCGTGTCGGGTTTGGAAGGCTTTGAAGAGGCACTGCAAGCCATGCAAAGCACCACGGCTTTTGTCTGTGTGAGCGACATGAGCCAAGGCTATATCGCACTCGCCAACACGCCACGCACAAGGCGCGTAAAAACCATCTTTCTTGCCATGCGCCATGCCATAGATGACATGGAGGCAAGGCTCAGCTGCATGGAAACACTCAGAGAGTTGTTCCGTCAATTCATGAGCCAACTCATTCTTGAACGGACACGATTAGAACAATCGTGCATTTACCTCGATGAACGCATCACGTTCAACGAAATGAACGAGTATTTCTTTTCGGGCTGCGCCTGTGCCTACTTCCAAATTGCGGTGGACACGTTTACGGATTTAAGATACAATGTCGATGAATGGAACAACGAATGATGCCGAGCAACGTGCCTTTTCCGAACGCGAAAAGTTCGTCACAGCTTTCAACGAGACCATGCTCAAAATATGGAAAGAGCAAATGACCTTGCTCGATGTCATTGACACAGGCGCCTTGCTCGCTTCGCCCAAGTCGTTACCGCTCCGTGCCGACGGGCGGCTCATGGAACTCGGACTAAGTCAGTCTTTTTTAGAGTATGGACTTTGGCAGAACTTTGGTACGGGTAAGGAGATTCCTCGCGGTAACAATGGCGACATCGGCAGGGAGCGCAAGCGCAAGAAGAAACCTTGGTTCTCGCGCAAGTATTACGCTTCGGTCATGAACCTAAGGGACTTCCTTGCCGACAACATGGCAAAAGGATTTGTGGGCGTGGTAGCCCAATCTTTGGACGATAAGTACCTCAGATACAATCACTAAATAGTTCGGAGTTTTAAGGTTATAAGGTTATAAAGTCAGCCTCAGACAAGCTCGATCCAACCAAGGTAACTTTATAACCACATAACCTCCAAACTTAAAACTCAACTTATGAACACGACAAACATAACCAAGCAAATCACGGCTTTTCGGGCATTAAGCACCGAAGCCGCCATCACCCCCGAAAATTTGGGCGTGATATTGCAAGCCCTGGCAGACTTGCTCTCTGCTGCCGCAACAAATACGGACTTGCAGTCCCTCACGGCTTGGAAAGCCAATCTTCTGAAAATCTCCACGCTGTTGCAGAGCATCAGTCTCGGGACTGTCGGCACAGACAAGGTCTGTCTGTCCGTCATTCAGGGCAATACCGCAAGTGGTGTGCTGCAACGACAGGCAGACAATATAATTCTCAAAGCCGCCACCACCGCACAAGCCGGGGTGATGTCCGCTGCACAGGTGCAGAGCCTTACAAGTTGCACCGAGGACATGACAGAGGCAAAGCATTCCATTTCCAACTGCAACACAAACATCGCTGCCCTAAAATCTTGGAAAACCAAGTTGGGCGAAGCCAAGCAAGTCATTCAGCACTTCAAGTTGGGGGACGTGAACAAGGTGAGTGTGGCATTTTCTGCCACGCTCCTGAACATGGTCACGGGGGAATTGAAAAGCATCAACAATGCTTTTGCCCTCCCTGCCGCCACCTCTTCGAGTGCGGGCGTGATGACCGCTGCACAGGTGCAGCAGCTCAACAAATATTATGACCATGTCTGCACCATCGACAAGGCGGTGTCCGCTGTCACAGACACCATAGCCACTTCCCTTACTTATACAGGCAGTTCGCGTGTGCTGGCGGCAAGCAATGCCGCAGGCACGCAACTGTTCAGCGTCACATTGCCTATGGCTACGGCAAGCGTGCCGGGATTGACCACCACACGTGCCGTGACCGATGTGCAGAAGGCTTTGAACACGCGCGTCAAGGAGTTGGGCAATTTCTTGGAAGAGACAGCTGCGCTCAATGCCTTGCGCGACCCTTCAATTTCGGGCAATGCCGAAATCGTGGTGGCGCACCTCACGTACCAGAAGCACATGAGCATCACGCTCATTCAGAACATCGAGAACGACTACTGCCGACAAATCATATTTAACCACGCCAAGGTGTTCCAGCGTGCCATCTACTTTACGGGCAGCGACCGCAAGACGATAAGCTATGCCGAGGACTGGGGCTGTCTGTTCCCTGACCGCATGGCATGGGACGTGAACACGAACAAGTACGTGCTCTCGCAGTTCGGCATGAAGTTCAATGCGCTTTACACGGACGCCATTCCGTTAGCCAGTTCCACAACGGACGGTCTCATGAGCAAGGGGGATAAAAAGACGTTGGACGCCACTTCAACAGACTTGGTAAACCTCTACAACATGATCATGACGCTTGGCGAGCGCGTGGACGACTTGGAAAACAAGATGAAAACAGTTCAGGCAAAGCTGAACGCTTGATAATACATATCTAAATGTAACGAACTATGACTAAACCCAAAGTAAGCATTCAATTTTGGTCCGCCCTCGCCATGCTCGTAGGCGGCTATGCCCTTGCAGTCGCAGGGTTCATCACACCGCCCAAAGGCGAAATCTCGGACTCCGTCCTGTGGATTTTTTCACAATGTCTCATCTATGCAGGCTCTATCTTCGGAGTAAGCATTTACTATGGTAGAAAAGTACATCAATTTGAGGGAAAGATAATGCAAACGCTTGACAAAGCTATCAAGGACGAGGAGCAGAAACTCAACTCGCAACCTCAAAAGCCCACCCAAGCGCAGCCTTAAACTCATTAAACTTCTAAACTATGCGACGCATCACTGAAATTATCATTCATTGCTCTGCCACCCCCGAAGGCAAGGACTTCACGGTGGACGACATTCGTCGTTGGCACTTGGCACGCAAGTTTGCCGACATAGGTTATCACTATGTCATCTATCGTGACGGCAGCGTCCACAAGGGACGTGCCGAGAACATAGCTGGCGCCCATTGCCTGGGGCATAATGCCCACAGCATTGGCATCTGCTACATCGGTGGTGTGGCCAAGGACGGAAAAACGCCCAAGGACACACGCACTCCGCAGCAGAAGACTGCATTACGGCAGTTGGTGAACCAACTGAAATTTTATTATCCCCATGCAACTGTGCATGGGCACAATGAGTTTTCAAGCAAAGCTTGCCCATCATTCAATGTGCAGAAAGACCTATGAAAGCCAGTCTCTTTTCCATAATCATGTGGCTGTGCCTACTCACTTCGTGCCGCAGTACGCACAAAGTCACAAGTACGAACACGTTTGCCACGGACTCCGCTGTACAGGTGCAGCGGCATCAGTGGCAAACGTCACGCATTGATTCGGTGTGGCGGCACACCGAACTTTTGTTCGACAGCTGCATCGTGAGCTTCGGGGTTGGAGCAGAGACTCCAACTATCGAAGCTCCCCATGCGCTGCAAGGTGCTTCTAACGCCAAGGCGCAAAAGTCTTCCCGGCAAAAGCCGCAATCCATTCGTATCTATGGCGCACACCTTTCGTCAAGCCGAAAGGAGAGCACCAAAACAGAGGCAAGGGAGGAAGACAGCCTCGCTGCGACTCGGCAATCTTCCACCAACATGGTTCAGCAGAGGGAGTCCATGGCGAGACCATGGACTTTTCCTGTCAAGTTAATCTTGACCTTGGTATTCCTTGCAGCCTTGGCTACCTTTTGGTGGTGCCATCGTCGGGACTCCGATGCTTGATTTTGTAGTGAAGCGAGACTTCACTCTATTGTCTTGTAGCTGTGCTCTGTTCCTTTTAATGGGCTAAACACCTTTTCATGCTTCAAAGGAGATTAGCCCACTGTTTAGCGGAAAGGCTTCTCAGGGTTCAAAGCCATTCCGTTCAAGCCCAATCCACCCTTTCATACTTCAAGGGAGGTTGGGCTTCTTTCATGCGCGGACCTACTTTTCATGCTTCAAAGTCAGTCCGTCAAGCCCACATCACCTTTCTCGTACCTCGAAAGAAGATGCAGGCTCTATTGTTGGCGGACAGGCTACGTTCCTCGCCAGTCCGTTTTACCGCACTGCGTGCCTTTTTTAGGCAACAAAGCGTGTTGTCGTGCTATGGCGGACAAGTCCGCTAAAACACGACAACACACTTTTTATGCCCGTCAGCGGTCGTCTGAGTACGTGCCTTCAAGTGCCTAACACTATGGCAGATTAACATCTGCTAAAGTGTTAGGCATTTTTCGGCACGCACACAGACGGATTACCGCCCGTTCGCGGTGGCGCGGGTGGTGGTCGGTCGAGACCCCAAGGTGTGAATTTTTCCCTTGAAAGGTAGCGGATTTTGGAGGCTATCAGAGACCCCGAAAGACTTCGGGGTGTGGTGTGGGTATTTGGTCGGGGGCGTTAGGGGTATGGGATAGTCAGAAACTCCCGAACCTCATGAGTATAAAAGAACTCGGAGGGTCGTTTTAGGTAGCCCGAAACTTTGGATTTTGGTGCATTGTGAAACTTCGGGGGGCTTTGTTGGGTAGGTGGAAACTTGGAGGGTCGTTTTAGATAGTCAGAAACCTCGGATTTTGGCGCATTGTGAAACTTCGGGGGGCTTTGTTGGGTAGGTGGAAACTTGGAGGGTCGTTTTAGATAGTCAGAAACCTCGGATTTTTGCACATTGCGAAACTTCGGGGTGCTTTGTTGGGGTGTGCGGAAACTTGGCATCTATGCACATGAGAAACTTGGAGTGTGCAATCGTGGTTTGGGCGAAACTTCGGGGTGTATTCGTGGAAACTTCGGGGTGCTTTTTCGTTGTGTGGGTGTGGTGTGTGCGTTGTTTGCCTTTTCTTCCTTTTCAATGTGTTCAACCTTTTCGGCATTCGTGCATTTTGGGGACTTTTGTCGGGGTGAAGGAACTCAAATAAGAGTGTTATTTAAGATATGTTTACATATTCCGCATTGGTGTGGGGGTGTTCGCGGTTTGACGATGTAGGGCGGTCGGGGGGTCTTCCGACGGAGGGGTTAAGGGGAAACCCCTTAACAATCCCCTAAAGACTTCTGTATCAAGGCTTTTGTTTTGCTACTACTTAACAAAACGCGGATTTCTTCAAAAATCACGCCAACTTCAGGAGTGGAAATGCCTTGATACATCGTCTTTTTTGCTTCTTTGGCGCATGGCTAAGTTTGTGCTTATTACTCACATCAAAAAGGAAAGACTATGTCAGACATCAACGCAAATGCTACGGTCACGCTTACAGTGAACGGCAAACAGGCGCAAAATATGCTCGAACAGTTGAAACGGCAAGCGAGCGACCTCGAAGATAAAATAACAAAAGCAGCAGCTGCGGGCGATAAAGTCCAGCTGAAGAAGTTCCAGCGTGAACTAAAGCAGACCCGCCGCCAGATTGGGCAGATTGAGAGTGCAACCCAGGGGGTGGAGAATGTATTGAGGAGACTGGATAAGGCATCCCCCAAGGAACTCTCTCGCACGCTCAAGGAACTCAAAAAGTCCTTGAATGGCATCGAACGCGGTACGGACGAGTGGAACAAGCAGTGTGAGAGTATCAAGCGCGTAAAGGCTGAAATTGCGAATGTCAATGAGGAGCTAAGGGAGACCGAAAAGGAAAATGTGGGACTTGTGGACCGCATCAATGGCTTTGTGGATAAGTGGGGCAACATCATCGCAGGGGTGGCAGCTGTCGGCACGGGACTTGTCTTGGCAGGACGCAAGGCAGTGAACGCTTTTGCGGAGATGGACGCGGAAATGGCGAATGTGCGCAAGTTTACGGGTTTGGCAGATGACGAAGTGAAGGAACTGAATGAGGATTTTAAGAAGATGGACACCCGTACTTCGCGTGAAGATTTGAACAAACTCGCAGAGGAAGCGGGGCGACTCGGAAAATCTTCAAAAGAAGATGTTTTGGGCTTTGTCAAAGCTGCTGACCAAATCAATGTGGCATTGGACGAGTTGGGAGATGGGGCGACCTTGACGCTTTCCAAACTCACCAACATATTTGGTGATGAAGCGAGACTTGGCACAGAAAAATCCTTGCTCGCTGTCGGTTCAGTGATTAACGACCTCTCGCAAAATTGTACGGCAAGTGCTGGCTACCTCGCGGAGTTTGGCAAACGCATGGCTGGTGTGGGTGCGCAAGCTGGTATGACTATTCCGCAAATTATGGCTTTTGCAGCGGTGTTGGATAGCCAAGGTCAAGCGTGCGAGATGTCGGCAACAGCTCTCTCGCAACTCATCATGAACTTGTTCAAGGAGCCAAGCAAGATTGCAAAGGCTACGGGCATGGATTTGGACGAGTTGAACAAAGCGCTCAAACGTTCTACAAATGAAGGGTTACTCATGCTCCTTCAAAAGTTGAAGGAGTTGGGCAACATGGACGTACTTGCTCCTGTTTTCAAGAACATGGGTGAGAATGGCGCCCGTGCTTCACAAGTACTAGCGACTTTAGCCGGCAATGTGGAAATGGTGAAGTGGCAACAGGAACAAGCGACACAGTCGTTTGAAGATGCCACATCGGTGACGAATGAGTTTAATGTGCAGAACTCGACTGTCGAGGCGGAGCTGGATAAGGCAAGAAAGCGCGTCACAGAATTGGCTATCGAATTGGGCGAGAAACTGATGCCCGTCATGAAGCATGTGATTTCTACCACAACGCTCACACTGAAGGCTATGAGTACGACAATAGACTTCCTTGCAAGAAACAAGGAAGCCATTATCGTACTGACTTCAATGGTGGTAGCTTACACCATCGCAATCAAGGCGAATGCGATAGCGCTTAAAGCACAAGCTGCATGGCATGCCGTGTGCAAGGGAACAGCTTTGGCATATCATGCAGTGGTGAATACGTTGCAAGCTGGACATATTGCCTTCAATTTGGTATTGGCAAAACTGCAAGGTAATTGGGCGCGTCAATCCTCGCTCATGGTGGACTTGAAGCGAAAGGGTTTGTCTCTCGCTTCGGGTTGGGGTGTTTTGCTCGCTGCTGCTGTGGCGCTTGGCTATGGCATTTACAAGATGACTAAAAAAGTGAATGAAGCTGCCGAAGGTGAAAAGGCTTTAGCTGCCGTTCGCCTGAAAGGTCAGGAGGGAATTGTGGAGGAGAAAAACAAGATTGATGCCTTGGTTAAGGTGGCACGTAATGAGAAACTTTCTTTGGACGATCGCCAAAAGGCGGTGCAAGCACTCAATAAGATAATACCCAATTATAACGCGCAGTTGGACGCTACTACGGGTAAGTACAAGGAGAACAAGGATGCTTTGGACGCTTATTTGCTTTCTCTTACGAAAAAGTATGAGATTGAGGGGGCGAAAGATATGCTTAAAGAGATTGGCAAACAAAAGGCGCAACTTACAATGGAGATTAAGCAGTTGGACGAGGAAGCTGCGGAGTATGATGAAAAGCAGAAGAAGGTTGAATCTGCCAAGGGGAACACGATGTATAGCTATGGTACTGCTGGCGGAACAATGGCGAATTACAGCGGTATTGCCAATGGTTCACAAGCTGCACGCAAACGAAGTAAAGCGAACAGCAAACGCAAGGAACTGCAAAAACTGAATGCGCGTCAGAAAGCTATTACAGACACTTATGGCGATGATCTCGGCAAACAAGCTGCCGAGGAAACCAATCATAAACCTGTCGTCACAAACAATGGTGGAGGTGGTGGCGGTGCGCCTGTAGTGGACGATGATAAGAAGAATAAAAAGTCGGACAAGTTCAAGGCGGAACAAGACTGGCAGAAAGAACAGAATGCGCTCAACAAGAAAGCGTACATGGAGGGTGAAAAGGACTATGAAGCTTATGTCTCTCGTATGGAGGAGATTGAGCAAGAATTTTATCAAAAAGTGCTTGCTAACAAGAAAATCACCGCGGAAGAAAAAGCCGAAGCGGAAGCGAACTTGGCGGAAGCAAAGAAAAAGCAAACTGACCGCAAAAACTCACCCGATGATTGGAAAGCGAAAGAGGAAGCGCTCAACCGCATTGCTTATGCAAAGGGTGAGAAGGATTATGAGCAATACACCGCACGCATGGACGAGATCAACGTGCAGTATTGGAAAAAGAAGATGGAGCGTTCTGACGTTTCTGCTAAGGACCTCTTGGAGGCGCAAGCGCAATACCAGGAGGCTATAAAGAAACAGGAAGAGAATGCGACTTCTGCTTCTCGCGAACGAGAAGATAAAGCGTATAATGCCCAGCTCGCGGAGTTGAAGCAACGCTATATTGATGGACTTTCTGACACCAAGACCTACGAAGATGCCGTGGAGTTGGCTGAATTGGAACATCTTCGCAAAGTGGTGCAGCTTTACAAGAAAGGCACCAAGGAGCGCTTGGCAGCTGAAAAGGAATATCAGAATAAGGTGTTTGCCAATCAGCAAAAGATTATCCAACGCCAGCAACAAGTAAAACAGCAACTCAAAGAGGAGTACTTTGGGGCAAATGCTGATGAACGTTTGACTAAGTACGATAGTGATATGGCTGCTTTGGAACAGGTATATCATGCTGAAGTAAAAGCTGCTGGCGACAATGCAGCAGAAAAACTGCGTATTGAGGAAGCTTTCGAGAAGGCAAAGCTGGCTTTGCGTAAGAAGTATGCCATTGATAGTATTGGCGTCACAAAGAATGGCATGGAGAAAGCCAATGAAAAATTGGCTAATTGGTTGGAGAGCGATGCCGGGCAAGCCGTTACGCAATCGTTCTCCACTGTCATGAGTGGCATGGGGGAGATATTCAGTGGCGTTTCTTCTCTCGTCCAGGCGGAACTCGAGAAGGAAACTGCCGCCATCAATGCCCGCTATTCTGCGGAATTTTCTGCGGCAGAGGGTAATAACTACAAGGTGGCGAAGCTTGAAAAGGAGAAGCAAGCCGCCCTTGCCAAAGCGAAGAACGAGGCGAACAAAAAGTTGTTTGCCATGCAGGTTATTCAAGCGGTGGCACAGACGGCCCAAAACGCAATCTCTGCTTATGGTTCGGCAGCGGCTATTCCTGTGGTCGGTTATATCATGGCACCTATTGCAGCGGCTATGGCTATTGCTGCGGGCATGATACAGATTGCCGCAATCAAAAAGCAACAACAGGCAAGTGAGGCACAAGGATATGCACAAGGTGGTTTCACTCCGCAAGGCAGAGTAAACGAAGAAGTGGGCGTAGTTCATGCCGGGGAGTGGGTGGCATCGCAGAAATTGCTTGCTTCTCCTGTGGCAAGACCTTTGATTAACGCTTTGGACTATGCACAAAGAACGAACACCATCGGATCCTTGCGAGCCGATGATGTAAGCAGGGCTATTGCTCCCAATGTTGTTTCTACACAACAAGTTCAGCCCGTAGTGGTGCAAGCCCCCACGGACAATGTCGCTTCGGCAGCTTTGGCACAGAGTGCAGCTGTACTTAGCCGTTATGAGAAAACCATGTCGCAGTTGAGCAAGAGGCTGAATGAGCCTTTTGTCACCGTGAACACAGTGACAGGGGACACGGGTATCAAACAAGCACAAGATGAGTATGATACACTCATGCGCAACAAGTCTCCTAAATCAAAACGCAAATAAGAAGTCTTATGGAAATCATCATCAACAATAAACAAGCCGTATTGAAGGAAGGAACGTCCTTTGACTTCATTGCTGAAAATAGATTATTTACGGGAAGTGACAGCTATACGCTGACGATCACTTTCCCTTTGAGAGGGTGTGCCCAAAACATCGCGATATTTGGGCATATCCACCGCGCAGATGTGGCAAAGAACAAGGTGGTGTTCGATTGCGAAATTCGCGATCGTGACTTTTATCGGAGTGGCACCATCACCATCACGGAAATATCAGATGTGGAAGTCAAAACGCAATTTTTGGAGGGACGCAGTGAGCAAAACTTTGATGAGACATTCGACGATATTTATTTGAATGAACTGGATTTGGGCTATCCTACAAGCCGCGTGGCGGTTGCAGGGCATTGCATGGACGACATGCGCCCATACCCTGATAATTTCTGGATCCCGTTGCCCTGGGTGAATAACACTTCGGGGAACATTCAGAATGAAATGGTGTGGAGTGCAGACAAGAATGAATTTATTTGGCCGCATGAAACCAATGCGCAAACGGGAGCACAGGCTTTGTCGTTTCAGCCTTACTTGCTGTATATCCTTTACAGGATATGCAAGCAGGTGGGTTATAAGTGGGATTTCATGGCGTTGGAAAACTCTGTTTTTGTTAATCTCCTTATATGCAACACCTTGCCTGCGGCATGGGGCGCTTATAACTTTGCACTTGCTTTGCCACATTGGACGCTGACGGAGTTCTTTGAAGAGCTGGAGAAGTTCCTGTTTGGGGATTTTACCATCAACCACAAGCAGAAAACGATTTCTTTCAAATTCTCTGATGCCATTGCCACGGAAGCAGATGAGGTTCTGTTGGACAAGGTGGTGGACAGTTATACCACCCAAGTCACGCAGGAGGATAAGTCGGAATACTTGGGTAGCGTGAATGTGAAGTATGAGGACAATGGCAGTTTGCTTTGGGCGTACCATTCGTGTGATTGGTACATTCGCAAATATGGCAAGGATGCCAAGGTTTATGATAAAATGGCAGATTTGTTGGAGGCGGCAAAGTCGCTTAAAATAAGTGGGGTGTACACAAGGCAAACAAGACCGAACGCCAGCAGCACGCAGTATGTGCGTGGCTACAAATATGGTTCTGATGGACACAAATTGTTTTATGTCAAGGAAAACCGCACATTCTTTGTCATGTACTGCTACAAGTCAGAGTTTGTGATGGAGAGTACTTCGGGCTTTTCAGACAAGACGAAAACGAAGTGGTATCGCTATTATAATCGTTTGCTCCCTGTCAATGCCTATGGGGAACGCTTTGCGGACAAGAATGCAGAGGACTTGGAACTGAAAATTGTCCCAGCTTGGATCGAGGGGACGGGAGATAGTCACGGCAATATGCTTTTCATGAATTGTGGCGAGATGGGAAGCAGTGAGAATTGGACACTGACAGAAGATGGGAGCGGTTCTTCAAGTGGTAGTCGTTCTGATCGTGTGTTTGGCAGTTCAACGTCAGCCAACACCATTGATTACGATGCAGGTGATTTGGCACAAGGTGCGGCAAGCCGTACCATTGCTAAGGGGGAGAACAAGAACACGGACGCTTACTTTGACCAAATATATATGGGTTTTTGGAACGGGGTGCAGTACTTCAAGCCGTATATGCCGCACCCTGTGGTGGATTTTGTGGAAGTCTCAGATGAGTTCCAGGCATTCATTACGCCTTTTTCACTTCGCTTGAATGAGGGAATGTGGGAGGAGAAACGCGAAGTGTTATACAAAATTGATGGCAAGAAAAAGTATCAGTTCTCGTTTTTGTCTGATACTTTGCCCAACCCACGTGCCTTATATTATATAAGGGGAGGCAAGTATGTTTGCGAAAAAATAACTGCGACATTCAAGGAGAGTGGAATGTCGCAGCTATTGAAAGGCACGTTTTATCGTGTTTTAGATGAAGATGAATAAAGCTTAGATGATGGCGCCTTGGAGTGCGGTGGCATGGCGCTCGATGGTGGTACGCAAAACCTTTGCGTAAATCTGTGTGGTCCGAATGTCCTCATGTCCGAGCATTCGGGCTACATTTTCGATGGGGACATCATGCGCCAAGGCGAGTGTGGCAAAGCTGTGGCGGGCAACGTGGAAGGTCAAATTCTTCTTGATGCCAAGCTGTGCTTGTATCAAGTGAAGGTAATCATTTGCCTTTTGGTTGGAAATTTTGGGCAATTTGAAGTCATATTTCTTCAACACTTCCATAGCTGGGGCAAGGATAGGGGTGAAGAATTTCGTATCGGTCTTGATGCGGTTTCCATCAATGAAAACCAAATCACCCTCCTTCACCGTCATAGACTGATAGTCAAAGTTCTGCACATCGCAGAAAGCAAGACCTGTGTAAGCGGAGAAGATGAAGAGGTCGCGCACCCGTTCCAACTTCCCGTCAAAGGGATAGTCGCGCATTTTCTTTAATTCGCTTTCGAGCAGAGGTTGACGTTCTTTGCTCTTGCCACGGGTGACACTCACAATTTTGTAAGGGTTGCGCGGTATCTCGTCCAATCGTGCCAGTTCGCCCACCCATTTCTTCAGGCGTTTGTGGTAGCCATAGATGGTGACGTCACTCCGCTCGCCATTGTGCAGCCATCGGTCGAAGGCAAGAATGTTCTTGGGAGTCAAGTCGCCATACGTCTTTAGTTTGCCGTAGGTCTTGACGGCATCAATCACTACTTGCTTGTGCTTGCGCGTGCCGATTTTAATGTCCTCGGCTGCCAAGGCTTCCTCGCAGTAGGCGATGAAATCTTGTGATGAGCGGTCATCTGTTTCCTCGATTACTTCTTCCTTATCTTCGCCAAGATAGTGACGATTGAAATTTTCCATCGTCATTTCTTCACCAAGGACCTCCATTGCACTAAGAATCTTTTGGCAGTTGGAGATTATTTCTAAAGTTTCCGCAGATTTGGCATCTTCTTCCCATGTTTCGGGAGTTGAAGTGCAGACTGTTATGTATCTACGTCCCTTGCGACCGAGATACACCATAACTTCCAGATAAGCCATTCCGCGTTTAGCGTAAAGTTTTCTTCTGTCGAAAACGACATTAACCAATTCCTTTTTCTTCATAGGAGAATGAGTTTTGCGCGGCTAAAGCAAGGAATTGTGATAAATATCGTTTAGGTTGTTCGATATTACGGAATGTGCTACTTTCTCGCTTTTTTGAGATTTGTGCGTAACACAAAGGATTAGTGTGTAACACATTCAAGGAGCGTGTAACACGAGGTGTAACACATTTGCGTCCTTTTATGTCCTTTTATGTCCCGTTTTATCCAATTTGTATGACTCTCGCCGCAAGTTGAACTTAGCGTTTAACCTCTGGAAT